TAATAGTGGCACTTAATCCAGTATCAATATAAGTAGTTCCTGAAGTGCCAACAGAAGTTGAAGTTGAGCCAGTAACCACTTGCAACACAGAACCAGTAGGTAATGCGGCTTTAGGAATAGACTGACCGCTTGAGCCTGTGGTTAAAACAGTTCCCGATACGGCTGGTAAGGTCAATACAGTAGAGCCAGCAACGGCTGGTTCTTGTAATGTAACGCTACCTGAAGTTGAGCCTTGTAAGACAATAGACATATTGATTCCTTATAAAACAACCCAGCGCTGACCGCTAGGTACGGTTACAGTTACACCACTTGCTATGGTGATTGGCCCAACACTTAATCCATTCTTGCTAGATGTCAGCGTATAGTTTGAGCTAATCGTTAGCGAGTTCTCAAAGATAACTCCACCAGCTTGGGCGCCACCGACACCGCCCCAGGCGCCATTGACATAACCCTCGAATGAGTTGACAGAAGTGTTATATCTAAAGTACCCATTGGCTGGTGAGCCATCTCTTTCACCAGTTGTGCCAGATGGAATAATTGCTGATCCAGTAGTTGCTGTGTAGCCAACTGCCAATAAGTTTGTTCTTGCACCACTAGCGGTTGATGAACCAGTACCGCCATCGGCTACGGCTAGATCGGTAATGCCAGAGATTGATCCACCAGTTATTGACACATTGCTTGATGCTTGAGTAGCAATAGTTCCAAGACCAAGGTTGGTACGAGCTGTCGTTGTATTGGTTAAATCAGAAAGGTTGTTTGCTTTAGCAAGATAGTCTGTGCCGGATACATAGGCTGCTACCCAAGCAGACCCTGTGTATACCTTCATGGTTCCTGATACTGAATTGAAGTACAGAGATCCAGCGACTAGAGCGTTGCCGTCATTGTCTAATGTTGGATCGCTAGTCTTGCTACCAAGATATCTGTCATCAAAGTTATCGTATGCTGCTAGTGTTGCATCACGAGCTGCCTCGGCTGCGGTCTGTGCGTTACCAGCTGCGGTAGCGGAGTTGGCTGCGTTGGTTGCGTTAGTCGATGCATTCTGAATAGCAACAATGTTTGTAGCGTTTGTGTTAACTGCTGCAATGTTTGTGGCTACTGTAGACACGTTAGCATTGTTAGTTGCAACAGTAGATACAGCTGCGTTGATTCCAGCGACTGTAGTTACATTAGCTGATATTCCAGCGACTGTAGTCACATTTCCAGAAACACCAGCAACTGTCGTGATATTTGCATTATTGCCAGCAACTGTATTGATGTTGCTTGAGTTACCAGCAACCGATGTGACGTTAGCACTAATCCCGGCTACTGTGGTTACGTTACTCGATATCCCAGCAACTGTATTAATGTTTGCGTTATTGCCAGCAACTGTGTTAACGCTTGCTATATTTGTAGCGACAGTATTAATATTGGCTGACTGAGCCGCTACTGTGGTTACAGCGCCAATGCTTGGGCCAGCCTCTGGGTTACCAGTTGTTGAATTAAAGGCTAGGACTGTACCAGCACGAGTTGCCTTAGCTGGCAAGGTCATGTTGATGTCTGTAGGATCTACTACTGGAGCCTTGAGGCCACGCTCTGCGGTCTCGGCTACTTGCTGTGCGTAGATGGTCTGTGAGTCTAGGTCAGTATTAAGGGTGCTGGCGAACAAGTCACCGCCTGTCGTATAGTCGCTAGTGCGCTGAATTGCTCTTGCGCCAACAATCGTAATATTGCCTGTGCCAGCAGTTACTAGGGTAATTGATCCTGTGCCGTTAGCATTAATGGTTACGCTATAATCTGTGGTCAGAGTCAGCAATGTACTGCCCCGATATACAGCGATATCGGTATTAGCAAGAATTTCAAACGTAAACGAGTATGGCCCTACACCGGTATTGGCATAGACCACTCTTCGTGCTACGTTAGATATCGCATAATCAGCCATAATATTTCCCTAATCTAGTTGATTTTTTCATAAAAGTCTATTGCGTTACTTTGGCACACCATAAATCGGTAGCTTTGCCTCAGCCTCTTGCGCCCTAATGGATATCGCTGGGAAACGCTCAAGCAAGTCTTCTTTTGCTAAGTTAACAAATTCTCTGTATACCTCTCTAATAGTCTCTTGTTTCTCATTCTTTCCAAGAGCATTAAAGCCAGGCATATTGGCTGTTTCAACAATGGCCTTTTGCACATTGTTATCGCCAATCTTTACTTTGCCAATTCGGCTTAACCAGTATTGGTATTCCTCTGGTGTAATCTTTACCTTAACATCGCCAACATCAATGATACGTTTTGGCTTTTGAATTGGAAGACCCAAAGAAATAATTATCTTGTCAGATGTTCTTTGCTTGCTTTCTTGATACCTAATACCAGATAGAGAGGATAAGCCTGGATTAGATGGATCAGCCCTATACTCTAGTTCGCCAAACATATCATACCTTTCTGGCAAATCTTCAGAAAGTCCTGGGGTCTTGGATCTGTATTTGTTTATGGCTTGATGGGCAGCCTTGGTTATCATGTCTTCGTTTGGATCAGCTGCTACATCTCTTGCTGTTGGATCTACAATCCTTGCAACCGCACCTCTAGCCGAACTGAATATACCAGCCGGAGAACCCTCTATTGCATAGGTTGCGCCACCAGATAAGATGGCCTCTATGGCCGCCTTAAACGATGCTTTTGGATTTTCTACAGTTGATGAGAACGCACCAGTTACAGAACTTAAAGCTGTTAACCAAGGTTGCTGACCAACGTAATTGTAAAGGCCCCATACAGCACCAAGCACAACTTGTGCTACTAGGTCTTGGTCATCCTCGTACCTTGCATACTCAACCGCATCAGCCACCATAGCCAATGAACCAGCTATGGGATCTAAGCCTCTAAATGGAACGTATAGTTTTCCATCCTGTCCAATTGATGGATCCATACGCATCTTACCGAGGAAAGCAACAAACTCCTGATCCCACTCGCCATCAGAAAACACAAACGAGTATGGCCTCCACCCGCTCGCCAAGTAAACCGATCTTAGGTTTTGGTTGGCTGGGCCACCGCCAGTTATCCTACCATCAGCGACATAAGACCCGGCTCCTATCATAATTCCAGAACCCATAGCCCACTTAGCCATAGCAAGCTCACGAGTTGCGCCACCAGCGGCCATGTCTTTTCGCCATTGGCTTGATAGTGGGGCAATCATGCTGTTTTGCATTGATTCGCTAGTAGCCCAAATTGGGGTCTTGACGAATGGCAAATTAATTCTGCCAATCAAACTTTCTTGAGCTAACTCTTGTATTGCTTTTGATGCGCCAGTTAACTTTCTGCTAAATGTCAACATATGACTAAAATCTGTGGCTGCCTCATCAATTGCTTTTGGTGTGTTTACAAAGATATCGCTCATGGCTTTTAGGCCAATCTCTTCTATCTCGTCACTAGATTTCCCATCCAGCCTTGCTTGACGCTTGGCTTGCTCGGATGCCCTATAGGCTTGCGTGTAAAGTTCGGCTCTATAACCAAGAAACTTAGTTACCTCATCCATTGCCATAATTGGTCTGTTGCCTAGCAATGATACAAACGTTGCGTATGCATTTATGCCTTTATAGTAGGTTTCGTCTTCTATTCCTAATGGATCAGTAACAAACTTTTTAAAGTAACCGGATGGCGGCCCATAGTCTTTGGCGTTAAACTTACCAGACTGCACCTCAAATTTAACACCAGCATCACTAAGTACGTCTTGACCCTCACGCATTTCTCTAGTGGTTCCTGTTTTTAATGCAACCCAGCCAAGACGTAATGCATCTCTCCAGGTGTGAGTTACTGCGGCTAGTGCAGATGCAGCCTCGCCTATCTCAACCTCTGCCTGTAATCCAAACCCACGCTTAATCGATCCAGCTATTCCAGCTAACTGCCTAGTCGCTAATGTGCTGGCCATGAATGTTACGCTTGAACTTAAGTTAACAAGGTGTGTGCCTGTTGCGGAGAGCAATCCATTTTTGTATGTTAAATCCCACAGATCACGCAAAAGTCCAACCTTAGATACTTTGTTTAAGAGACCCTCTTTTGATGATGTCTCAAGCAAGTTATCCATTGCGCCCATCAAATCCCTTAATCCTTTATCAACATTCGGGTCAGCAAGCAACCTCTTCATTTCATCAGAATCTGGAGCTGGTATAACAATGTTGCCGGATGCGGTTGTTTGTGCAGCTTTAGTTCTAATAGATATGCCAGACTCTAGGATTGCGCTTTGTAAATTTAAACGATAAAGCAGCTCGGCCTTTAACTCTTGGTTGTTAGGATCAAGAGCAGACTTCTGCATTGTTTCGTAAAACTGAGAGACGTTATTGTGCGCTGCAAACCTAAACCGCATATAGTCAATAGGCAAGTCACCATACAGAGATTTAAGGTCTTCCATCTCCCGAACAAACGATGTGCCAAAGCCACGCTCTACGGCTAACTTTTGCAACTGCTCAAAGGTGGTTCTTTCTACCTCAATGCCGGATGCTCTGTTGATTGCATCTACTACCCGCTTTAGGTCATCTGGTCCATCAATGCGGTTAAGGTTTTGTAATAGCTCTGGTGGCACACCCTCAGTCTTAGCAAGGGGCAAAGCCTCCTCAAACTTTTGGATTGATATGGGTTGCTCTATGCCCTTAGCTTTGGGTACTTTTAATGGTACATCTGTGGTAGCTGGCTTAATTATTTCTGGCGGGACAACCTCGTCTACCGCATTCTTGCCCTTATTAGCCAATCCCTTTGTCTCTTTGCTAAACATCTTAGCAATGTTTTCAAAGGGGGTAAACTTGCCAGCGACTTGAATAGACTGTGATTCGTCAATATCGCTTGGCTCAAAATCAAGAGGCTGGATATCCTGTAAATTGATTCCAGCGCCCTCATTGGGCATTTCAACAACTGGTTTAGGTTGTACATCACCCTGACCAGATAGTTCGTCTAACCGCTCGTTTAATGGCTTAATGGACATCATTGTTCTCCAATGGCCATACCGCCAGGTTGGCCTGTTACGCTAGTTGTATTTCCTTTGGCAGCTCTGCCTCGTTTTCCGCTCCCCATGTCTCCGGCATTCCCTCCGGGTACGCTAGTCCCAGATAGTTTTCCCTGGTCAGCGGTAGGCTGAATTTCTTGAGCAGCTCCAGAACGTAGTCCACTTCTTTCCCACTCTGGGGGGTTGATTCCATTTGCTGATTTGAATACTTCATCTCTTGCCTCCGTTTGAGATATCTGTCCTTTTCTATATTTTAACCAAATACTATCAATTAATTCAGAATTTTTTGCATTTTTAAATGTGTCTGGGAATAAGCCTCTTACCGCCTCCCATGTAATGGACTGCATTTCTCTTGGCAATACACCACGCTCTTGGGCAGCTCTGCGGTAGGCCTCGGCATACAGGCCATAAGTACCTTGTACCCCAGTTACGGAGCTATTTTTTGGCCCAACCTGACCAAGCACATTTGAGCCAAAATTATGAGCTACCTCTGTAGAGGCTCCAGACAAAGGTCTAAGCAAGCCAGCGGCAACGGCATGAGTATCAATGGTTACATATCCAGCCGGATTAGTTGGGTCATAAATATTGTTGTAGAAATTGCGAACCTTATGCATTGTGCCAAGGTTATTGCTAATGTTCTCTAATGTTGGGTTTTCAAAAATGTTAATTGCTTTACCAATCTCGTTTAAAGAACCCCAACCAGTTTTGTATGGCACACCCTTGTCAGTCAACCTAACTCCAGCAAACGTGCCTTCTGGATTTACGATCTGATGTTCACGAGGATTATATGTTTGGTCATAGGTACGCAACCACATAGCCTTTAATCCTGGATCATCTAGCTCTGCTAATGTTTTCCCACGAATTGCATCAACCATTGGTGCGTATTGTGGCTTAGACCAAATTATCTTAGCCATATCATCCATTGAGCTATCCCATTTAAAGGATTGCTTATTGGTCATTGTGTCTAAAACACGCTCGCCCAAAGATACGTTCATAAACCAATCTTTTTGTGGAGACAGTACAGCTAATACACCAGAAATTGCATTGTCATTGGCCCCATATTTTCCTGTCCAATCATCCACAATATTACGAGCGCCATCGTACCAGAGCTTGCTGCGTTGACGAGTTTGCTCTGGAACCTTGTCATACAAATACAAAAGGTTATCTTTTACTTCCGTAATGAAATCTTCTGCGCGTTTTTCTGGGTTTCTTGCTTTAGAGGCAAAATTAGGATATTTCTGAACTAAGCCCATATTGTGTTTAAATGCCTCTGGATCTTTTTTAATTGCATTAAAGTCAACAATTAAATTAGATGCCAATGGATCTTCTGCTGCCTTAACTGCTGTTGGCAGTCGAGTGCTTACAACATTTGCTCTTGGTGCTACTGGTGCAATATCAGTAATTCCGCCAATAGAACGCATATAGCCCTCTGCCATTTCAGCAGCTTTTGGTGCTACGGCTTGACCAGCTTTAACAACTCCTTTGCCACCAGCCTTTGCAGCTGCTCCAGCAATTGGCGCAATATTTAAAAGCTCTAGCGCTGGATCAGGTTTAATCCTAGTTGTGCCAGAGATAAAGCCACCAGCCCCCTCAACAGGATAAAAGCCTAGAGCCATATCCTCTAATACTTTGCCAGATTCTCCAACAGTTAAATCTTTGAGAGATATCCTTCCCAATACTGGTATATCAATACCAACTTTATCAAGCTGTACACCAGCCTTGGTTAGCAATTCACCAATATATCCCAATGCCTCCTGGGCTTTATTTTGTGGGATTGGCCTAGCTACACCAAGCTCTGGTTGAACGTCTGTCCTAACTTGCTGTGGCTTAAATCCAGACACAGTAACTTGACCAGTAGTCTCGGCAGTAGGGGCTGAGGCCAACATAGTATCTTGAGGTTGTTCTTCCTCAACATCTGGATACATATTGTTTAAATATGCATCAACGTAGGTTTGTTCAAATTTAGTGTATGCCATTATTGTTTTCGCAACTCAGTTTGTAAACCAATTAAATAGTTGTACTGACTCTCATCAATAATCTTTCTTGTACGCAAATCATCTAGGCTTGTGTTTTCATCAATTACAAAACCTTTTTCAACTTTGTTCTTTGTAACCAACGAATCAACAACTCCAGAAATTTTATTTCTTGCTGATTCTTTTTGTTTGTTTTTCTTGTCATCGTTGTCATATCTTTGTATGGCAGCATCAGCAACGGCAAGTGGATCAAATGAGCCAGTATCTAATATCTGCGCTCTTTTAGCTTCGTTATAGTATTCTGTTAATTTTGCTTCTTTAGCAAAAGCATGAGCATTGGCTGCGTTTTTACCAACACTAACATCTGGCAATCCAGCGTTTCTGCGGATAATGGTGGCTGCCTTGCCCTCATCTTTTTCAGTTCTGTCTATCAGTTGTTTAGATAGGTCTGCAAGTTGTCTTCCGCTTATTCCAGCTCTAGCAGCCTGTTTACGCAAATCATTTAAATCAGTAATAACACCAGTTTTTACTTGTAGGCTTATATTTGAAAAAACAGCAGAATCAGCATCTGCCGATGGATTTAAGAATCTTTCCATTTGATCTATTGACAACACTTTTGACCTTGCTATTTTTAATCCAATATCACGTTTTTTTATTGCACTAGTAGCTGGATTGTGATATTCAATCAATAGATCGTTTACCATTTCTTCGTTTTGCAACTTTTCGATATCTCTAGCAGCTGCTAGTGATGACCTTCTATCTGTCATTACTTTAAGAACAGTAGCGCCCAGCTTATCTTTGTCTAGAGTTTTGTATACCTCGCTAAGATTGCCAACATTGCCAGACTGAATTCTTGCTAAAGTTTCTGCTGGATTTTTAGAAGACTCTAATAAATGCTCAACAATATTAATATATATTTTATTGTCTAATTCATCCATTTTTGCTTTTACAAATTCTGGTCTTGTGCTTCTTCCAATTAAAGCTGTTGCATTTCTTTTTTCTACATTAATTCTTTCTAAAAGCATTTTTGGGTCTTCTTCTGCTCTTATGGTATCTTTAATAATTGTTGAATATGAATTAAGAGATTGCTCTGCAATTCTTTCGTTTTCCATTCCAACAAGTTTTAAATATTGTTCCGTTGCTTTTTTGTAAACAGATTGCCCAGCAGTTGTTATTGACGTACTAAATTTCATTGCCTCATCTGCATCAATAGATGCTAGAACTTTACGATAGCTACCATTGCTCGTAGTTATGGCTTTAATTTCTGTTTGTATTTTATTAAAATCAAATGCACCAGAATCAATAGCTGCACTTACTGCATCTAAGTTTTGTCTAGCTTTTGCTTCAAAATCAATGCGAACTTGTTGTGCTTGAATTTTTCTAGCTGCATCGCCAAAGTATGTGCCAGGCTTTGCAAACAATTCAGATGGGCTTTGTCCTTGTTCTTGTGCTTTTAATACTTGCTCCATTGTTGGTGCGTTTTCTACACCATATTGAGCGCCCTCTCTTTGTGCTTTTTCGGCAGCCTCTTTAAATGCAAACCCAGCCAACCGATCCAAAGCAGAATTAATGCCTTGAGTCATGGCTACAGACTCTTTGAGATTAGCAAAGTCTAGACGTGGAATATCTGCTGGCAAATAGCCAGTTGGTTGGTAGCGTGGAAGTTCAGCCATGATTGTTTAATCTCTCCAAGTTAAGCTGCCTTCACTACCGCCAGCTCCACCAAAACCACCACCGCCGCTTGGTGCGCCGCCAAGTTTGCTTCCCATAAATGCGGCTTGACCTAACTTGCCAGCAGCCTCAAAATAGCCAGCCTGTTCAGCAATTTGTCCAGCGCTTTCATACAGAGTTGCTTGTATAAGGCCACTACGTTTTGTCATATCTGCATTTTGCAAAGCAAACGCAAACTCTTTGCCACCCTTAGTATTGTTGATGGACTGTATCAACCCGGCAGATCCTTCAAAGCCTTGTGTGCCACCAGCAAAACCACGAGCCACTACTGCTGCATTGGCTTGGTTAGTACGTCTAAGGATCTCGTTAGCTTGTAGCTCATACTGCACAGCTCTGCGGTCAGATTCAACCTCTGCCTGTTTAGCTTGCATCTGATACATTTTGTTGCGGTCTTGTCCAGCCTTTATGGATCCGGCTGCGCTAACTGCTAATAATGCTATGGCTGCTACTTCCATATTATGTTCCTTGGTGTGTTGCTACTTTGTACTCTAAACCGAGCAAGGTCATTTTTAATGGCACGTCTTGCTCAATAGTAATCTTGCCTTCTGTCGTATAACCCAATATGCCATGCAATGTTTTTGTGCCTGTATATTCGTCAACTGCCTCATCAAGAATATCGCCAAACGCTCTGAATGGTACTTGGATTGTATTAATCTTTAGGTGTTGGGTGTTGGCAACCAATGCGTTAACCTCAACAATTCTCTTCTTAAATCCAATGCGTGTACCTGTCTGTAGCTTTAGGTCAACTGGCATGGTTACAGCTCGTACTGTAATTGGTAAACCAACCTCGTATTTTGTTGCTGAAGAGCGTGGGAATGTGACTGTGCCACCGCCCGGTACTGTTTGATTAGCTTGTACAGATCCGTCAAGAATGACGTTAACTGTCTCTGTAGCTACATGGCTCATTGAAACGGATGCAGCAGCTCCACCAGTTTTAGATGAGTCTGTTAATAAATCATTGTCAAAAGCCTCAACGTAATATTGAAATGTGCCGTTTACATTGCGTTTTACAACTGTATAGATGGTTGAGATATCTACACCAACATCAACAAACGAACCATCAACTGTTACGAACTCTGATGGGGCAATAACATTCTGGGCGCGCAATAACGAGAATACGGCCATTGTGCCGTCATCGCCATTGGTAATTAGCAATAGGTCGTTTTCATCAGTAGCCACAGACCTACGCAAAGCAATACGAGTTGGGTTACGCAAGAGATGGCCAGCAAGTAACGATATCTTTTGCGTGACGTATGTAAGTTGCGTATCAGTATAAGCAAACTCATTTAATGACTTCCCTTGTCTTTGTACAAATAAAGTTCCAGACTCCAACTGCTGAATGCGGATACCTTCTTTAATACCATTACGGCTCGCTGTTTTAACAAAAAAATTCGTTGGAGTAATTGGGTCAAGACCATTTTGCGGAACATAGAACTCACCGCCTGTGGTAAACACTTGCAAGTCTCGGCCAGAGATAATGTCAACAATAGCGTTAAACGTATTCGTATCTAGCGTTGCCTCTACCGCATCATCATCCAAACCTTCTGTTGGGTCAAAGTCAAAAAACAATCCAACTTTAGAACCCCATACTGTAGATGGGCGCGACTTCGATCCACCAAAATATAGACGGCCTTCATGGAACGTTACCGAGCGTGGCCAACCCTTACTGCTTGACCATACGTCTTCATAGCCAGACTCGTATTCCCATGAACCATTAGCAATTGCAGATGTGTTAAAAAATGGAAACTCAGTAATTGCATCAACTGACGTGCCAGATGTGTATTTAACAATCTTGGCTCTGCCTTGTGGGGTTGCGTTGACATATTGACCAACGCTGCCAGCAGTAAACACGCTAGACGATGCTGTTAATGTAACCTTACCCGATACAGCAGATGGTGTTAACGTACCGGCTGGATTAGAAAAAGAAGCGGTGAAAGCATACTTCGGAATAGAATCAAAGGTAATAGCAGAAGCAGTCCAGGTAGCATCAGTACCTCCTCTTACAATTTTTACTGGGTTGATATCTGGATGAACCACAATCAATGTATCGGCCGACTGAGTCCAAACGATATTTGTTAAACGTGCGCCAGTTAAGCCAACTGACGATGTGTTGAGATATGGGTTACCAGAGCCATTAATGTTTGTAATAAGAGTCTTGTTTTTGAACACATACATCCGATTATGCGTAAAGCAAAGCATATAGGAATCCGATGTGCTGAACTCAAACTCAACTAAACGTGTACCGTTAGCAGCAGAATCTGTACTTGTATTTGGCAATGCAGCAATATACTTTGTGCCGGGTCTACGTCTAATGCCACCTTGTGGCTGACAGACTACATTGGTAGCCTCTTCTAATGCATTTTGATACGCAGTCAAATCAACCCTTGCGCGGAGCAATGGGTCTAATTCTCCAGTAGAAAAGTTTGTCTGAATGGAGACAAAGCGAGCCATTAATACCTCACAGCAATAAGTGAGAAATCATTAATCGCATTGGTTGGCTGACCTTGGCCATCAATATTCATGGCTTGTCTAAAGTACCCGCCCCTACCGTTTTCAGCTGGTGACCCAATAGCAACAGACTGCCAATATTGGCTTTTCTCTGTCTGATCTGTAATGGGCAAAGCAAGATGCCAGGTCATCATATATTTGAGCAACTGCACAAAATAACTGGGCATATCGTATTCGGGTACTGCATATTGATAGTCAATATAAACTTGCTCATAGTCAGTCAATAATTTGCTGCCCATGATTCTGTATTCTTTGCGTGGCGGTATGCCAACAGCATTTGTGTCATATACGGCTCTAGGAGCGCCTAAACGGTCTCCAGGCAATTGATATTCATATCGGTACTCATTGGTAGGAGTTGTTACCAATCGAGCAATAGAGGTCTTTTTAAAGCTAAATGACCAAGGGTAAAGCATGAGGGCTTGATTGCGAATATCCGCATATAAGCGGTCTGCAATAGATGCCTCATCGGTTCCTTCGTTAAATGAGGAGATAGGCTTTGCGCCTAACATTACGCAAGCATCAGAACAAATTGATAATGCGGTATCGCCAGCTGCCATTTAAATCTCCAATGTAAGAATGGGCTATCGCCAGTTTTGCCAGCAATAGCCCACCTTGATACTAAATACTGTTAGTCAGTATTGGTTGCACTTACAGTTGTGCCATCAGCAATATCAACTACACCAGCAGCACTATTAGCACGAACATAAGTCAGCACTAAAGATGGGGTTGTGGTGTCGTAAACAAAAATGATGTCACCAATTTTAACCATTGACGAGATTGCATTGAAATACCCAGAGGTATTTACAGTTGCTTGCGTGTCAGCGGTTTTATACAAATACATCGATGGAGCATTACCAGCCTTCGATGCACATACGGTTACTAAACCATCAGCAGAATATGCCATTTCAGTCTCTCCTTAAATTATGCTTCGCGAGCGGTGATTTGGACAATACCTTCAGCATCGATGGTAATTGCACCAGCGGAGAAAATGCTGTTCACGAGGAACGAGGTCTTCTCAGGGATGTAATTAATTTCGGTGCGTGGGGCAATACCTTCTGCATAGCCTAGTGCATCTTTGTGGAATGCAAAGCAAGTACGGTCATTGGAGCCGTCAATTGCTAAACCACCTTCAGAACGGTCACCGAGGATGTGGAAAGTAAAGCCTAAGAACGTATTGATTTCGCCAGCAACAAGTGCTTTAACAGTATTGAAGTCAGAGCTGGTTACTGCTGTCTCAGACAACAAGGATGCCAAACCATTTGCGTGGAGGATAATGTGACGGCCCTCTGGAGGAACGTTGTTTTTATCCAACAACTTCTTGGCTTCGCGTAACTTTGCTACGTTCATGTTGGTGTTAGCACCACCAACGCTATTAGCAACAGTCAATGAAGTGCTAGAAGTAGACAATGCATCAAGGATCAGCTGGTCTTGACGGCGGCCGATAGCATTGGACAAAACTTGTACCAACTCTTGGCGCTCATCAAAATTGACTTTAGCTTGAGAAAAGATATCGCTGTATTCAGCAGCGTTCCAGTCTTGCAATGTGCAAGTTACGTTGCTAAATGCTACGTTTAATGGGGTTACGTCAGATTGTGCAATGCGGGGAGTTGCAACACCCTTGCCAACCTTTGGGAACTTAACAGTAGAACCTTCAACTCCTTTACGCTGACGAACAGCACCTACCAGCATAGCCTTGCCCTGGAAAGCCTGTTTTACCTCAGCATCAAATAGAGTTACAAAGGCATTAGATAATGAAATGCTCATGTATTTCTCCTAAAAAGGTAAAAAAATAAAATAGGTTTTTGCTTTGGTGTGCCTGTTGCCAGGGCCTATGCTTGCTAATTACGTTAGCCAATCGTCAGATTCATCTGCATCAAGGGCCAATAAATTGGTATGCCTTAAATGAGTTTCTAGCAGAAGTGTAGAAAAAATACAACATCTAGTTGCATATTTTTAATTTTTACTAAATGTTGATGAAAAAACCCCCGGCAAACTGCACCGGGGGGAGGGTCACTCTCGTGAGGAGATTCCTTATTTTAGCCGAAATTCTGAGCAAACATTCGCTCAACTTTGGCTCTGTAGGCTGGATCTGTCTTGTACTTAGGATCGCCAACCATCTGGTACAACTCATCTTTCGATGGTGCACCTTCAATGGGTACTGACTCGGTTGGGATGCGAGAGCCTTCATAAGTCTCACGCAATTTCATCAAAGCCTTTAAGCCCTTGGCTGTACCGCCCATGTACTTAAACTCTTCAAAGTCATCTTTACCCCAAACCCCTTTGTTTACAAGGCCTCTAGCCCAATCAGTCATTCCTTTAATAATGACATCTGCGTTAGGGCCAAGAGCTGCCTTTTCTTCGGCAATTGACCGGGTAACAGTTTCTACCTTCTCTGCACTCATGCCAACAACCTTGCCAACCAAACTATCTAAGGCGAGTTGCGATATCCCATTTTCCTTAGCCCAATCCATAACATGGCTGCGAATTGGATCGTTTTCTGGAATTGCACCAAATGCGGATGTGTCGTACTTACCATCTGCTGGGGCTTTGTGTTTGCCTTGCGATATCTGCTTACGCAAGTCCATCCACGATTTTGCTATGCCCTCAAGATCGGGCGCGGCATCGTCTTTCTTCCAAAAATTCTCAGGCCACCAATCAGGCCGGTCTAGCGGAGTATCGTCTTCTTCCTCTGCTAGATGAGATATCTGTGATGCTTCTGGGTTTTGCTGCTCTGTACCTTGGCTGTCCTCAGTTGTTACTGAGTCCAGTAAGCCACCTTCTTCTGTGGGCTGGACTGCTTCGGTAGTTTCCATTTTTACATTTTCCTCGCTTTATGAATCCTTGCTTCAAGATCCCGAATCACGCTGTTTTGTCCTTCTCGGTAAAAAGCATAACTAGGATCAGCACCAGGCAAGGCAACTGGCTGCTCTAACAAAGTGGTTCTTAGCCACTTCATTAGTTTTTCGCCATCCTCTGAGCTGAAAACTCGGAGGCATAATTTGTTTAAGTCTTCTACTGATTGGTCAACATCACGAATATCTGTAACGATGCTTTCTAAGCCAGCCCATCCATCAATATTCATTCATTAGCCTCCAGCCATCTTTAGCATTTCTGGTACAGCCTCTGGATTCTGCTCGGCAACTTGTGCGGCCTGTTGGGCAATCTGCTTGAGGTTGTATTCTCGCTCAACTGCATCATTACGCAACTTGGTTGGGATGCCTAATTTTTCAGCAATGTAGTCTGTAATCTCGCCCATCTTAGGAGTTGCCTGACCCTCTGGGCCAAAGCCTTGAGCCATTTGCACGAACTGCATGACGTTGGTTACATCCTCCATGTTCTGAGCCATAGCCAATGGGGCAACTGGTGCTACTTTAACTTCTAGGCCGTTGACGCGCAATGGCATATCAATGATGCCGCGGTCATCCATTACTTGCAGAATTTTTGCTACTAGAGGAATCATGGTCTCATTAATCAATCGGCCAAATGCAGATCCGAGGTTCTGGCTCAGTTCTTTCATGCGTTCTACGACTTCTGTTGCGGAGCGAGCGGACATATTATCCGGAGGCAAACTCTCATCCAACAGCATACGCTTGATGTTTTGGACTAAGTCATTAATGATTAATTGAGATACGTTGAAATCCCCAGAGCGTGGTAGAGGTTTTAATGATTCGCCTTGTGGGCCACCATTACGAGCTACTGGGATAATTGCTCCGGGGATAATTTTGACAGTTGCTGGATTAAGGACTCCATCATCAGCAGCTGTATATACACCAGATATGGCTAAAGATGCATTTTTCAATACCAACTCTTTAACCTTGTTTAATGTCTTGATGTCAGGCAATGCGGTAATCAATGGGCCTCTGCCATATATTTCACCAGCAACCTTCATATAACGGCTTACCACCCAAGGGCTCGTCTTTAATCTGCGATAGACCAACTCTTGCTTAGACTCTTTGTGGATAACGTGATAGCAATAGTCACCACGCTTTGGATCAAATACTGTAGCCTCAATCAACTCAAAGTCTTCTGTTGGCTTGTTGTCTATCTTGGTCTGTAGATCTGCTGGAATATTGGCATCTTTCCATTGCTGGATAATTGCCTCACCTTTTATGCGCATACGTCTGTATACATTGTCTACCTGACCATTAGCGCCCTCTTCAAATGCAACCAAGAACTGTGGCACAGGAATGAAGTTGATTGGAGATGTGTCATCACCAGGCTGAACCATCATTACCGCAGTACCGACTGCAAGGTCAAGCAAGAACTCGCCCATTGCAATATCAAAGTTAGACTGCTTGAGAGTTGCAAACATTTTGTCTGCATAGATATCAAGAGCTGCTGAGGCTTCTGCCTTGCGGTCTTCTGGAATATCTGGGCCAGTCTCTAATCTGCACCACTTTCGCTGTGGTGGAAAAATACCCGATTGCAAACGATTAGCAAAGCGCTGAGTTGAATTAATAGCGGTTGCATCAAACACGCGGTTCATCTTCTTAGCACCGCCAACCTTACCATCATAATAACCGTCATAAAGATTACGCTGTGGCAGAGCAAACTCGTATGCCTCATCGTATAGGTCTCTAAAATCCTCTTTCTTACGCAGCGCAATATCGTGGCGCTTGAGGATGTCTTCGGGTTTTAATCTCATCATTTCAGCCATATCAATCCTTTTTGTGTCTATTTGCAAAGTTACGAGCCGCTTCTTTGCTACCGAATCCCCACGCTTGCAATGCTTTCTTTAAGCGAGTTGGTCTGCCTTTCTCATCTACTAAAGGCCCAGCCATCCCGCCAAAGCGAGCAGCAAAAGATACCCTTCTTGGGTTTGTTCCAGCCTTAACTGGGGCTTGTAGGTTGCCACCTTCTTTGCGCTCAAAGTATTTGCGCCCAGCCTCATTAAGGCCACCCTTTGGGTTTTGATATTTTTTTAATGTCATTCGTACCACTCAATCATTACATGAGCCATATGTGCTTGACCGCTTCTGTTTGTTAGTCGAAACAAATATGTTGTTAATGGAGAAAGAACATATTGAAATGAAAATGCAGCAGATCCTGTTGCTTGACCACCAGAACCGCCAGAAAGAAATTCTCCAGTTAAAGGTGTTCCAGTAGCAGTAACTGTTGGATTAATTAATATTGCACTTGCGCTTGTGTTTGCAGATGGTCTATATCGATTAATTGCTGTAAACGATGTGCCGCCAGTTACAGTTGCGTTTTCATAAATAATAAACTCCGCATCACCGCCACACTTAACGTCAAATACTAGGTGCGGAGTCTTGCCTGTAGCCCAAGCAACAGCAATACTGATTGATGCATCATTGGCTAATTTATTTGCGCTATCGTTTAAAAAATATGCGTAAAATGCTCTGCCCTCATGCAAGCGAACATGATTAACATCAGCCATAACAAGCGGCTTCTCTGATCCAGCAACAAGCTGGTTACCATCCTTATCAATATACGTTGGTGTAACAAATATTGATTTGGTGTTATCAGACTCCCGCTGGACAGTAATAGCCATTAATCTTCTTCGCTATCAAGTTCAGATGCTTTATACAAATCTTCATCGTTTGGCTTAGAGCGGCCAGCCTTTTGAGCAAGCATCTTAGCCACTTTCTTTTGGAATGGTGTCAACTCCATAGGCTTTTTATGTTCTTCGCCTATGCCTTTATGGTCTTCACCAAACTCAAACGATAGTTCTACTTTCATTTTTTAGCCGCTCTCATGTTGTCTACAAGATTTGGATATGGTCTGCCAGCTTTCTTAGCCATTGCTTTAGCAGCAGCCTTCTGTATGGGAGACAGCTTTTCTGGCTTGCCTAAACTTTTGGGTCTTTCTTTTTCCCAGACTTCTTTCATTTTTTCCTCGCCATTCCAGCTTCGCTTAATGCAATTGCAACAGCTTGCTTTTGAGATTTAACAACCGGGCCACCTTTGCCAGAATGTAGACCGCCAGCCTTGTACTCGCGCATAACTTTGGCTACTTTCTTTTGCATTTTTACTTTGTTATCCAAGATTATTTCCTCCACCTAAAGTCTCTTGCATACCCATCTCTGGGTTTAGACGTGCATCCGATAGTAGTTGACGGCCTCTGCGTTTTGCGCCACGCATCTTTGCGCCAGCTTCTTCTTGCGCCTGTGTTGGTTTTTGTGCTGCTGGCTCTGGTTTTGGTTCTGCTGGTTTAACAACTTGGCCTCCACCGCCGCCGCCACCTCCAAATACTCCACCCATGCTTAGCTCACTTTCATTTCGTTAGAGCCAAGCGTTTGAATGCCTGTCTCTGGGGTTAAACGTGTATCGGATAGCAACATACGGCTACCACCGCGTAATCGTGCTTTAGCGCGAGCTGCATTTTGCTCTGCGAGCTGTCGCTTTTCCTCTTCGGCTTGCGCTCTAATTTTTTCGTTTTCTGCTTTAGTCTCAGCAGCTGCACGTTCTGCGCCGCTGGTGTCTGGAGATCCACCAAATAATCCACCCATTTAAAACCTCGTCATTAGTAAGTAATCCACCTTGTCAGGGCCGTACATTCTTAGAACTGCTTCGGTTTCAAACTTTAATGCTTTCGCATAACGTATTGCCCGAATATCGTCAGTTCTAACAGTTATTTGCAATCTATGCAAGTTGAGATATCTGTTTGCGATATCTACAAAAGATCTGCCACACCTAAGCATGGATGCTGGGTACTCTCTAGCTTGATTATCAAATATGCTCCACATCTCGCCAACTCCACCCCAAAACAGGACAACCCCAAAGATGGCTATCGGTTTATTGCGATAGAACGCAGTAACCGCTGTGCCGAGCATGGACTGACTATGTATCATGGATCTAAGGTCATATCCCCTAGCCACAGCCAACAACTCAGGCTGAGTTGTATCGAGCTGGTCAAAATGGTCAATCACGAATGGTAGATAAAACACCCCTCTCTTGGGATGCATCTGCTCATTCATTACCTCATAAGGTATGGTAACTTTCATCGGGCAAAGATATCAAAGTCGCTATTGGCCACCGTTTGGGCTACAAAAGTCTTTGATGACACATCGCCTGGGCGGGTCATGCGCTTGTATTCACCGCCACCGAGCAAGAGATATCCAAAAGCATCGCCAACGTGGGAGTGTTCATTTTTATTTGGGCTATCCCTAAACCGCTCCTGACCAGAGCCGACTGATACCCGCTTGAAATGGTAGCCACCCGCCAAAGACTTGCGTAGTAGCTTGCATTTGCTGTCAACCATTAGCCCTGGCTTACCGTTGATAAGACGTTGCATGGGCGCGGCAGCGGATTCTCTGCGAACCTTGAAGTCGTTTGATGGGGTTGGCTGTGCCTTGAGGCCAAGAGTCCTTAAAAAGTCAAAGGCCGTTACCTCATAGATCGCATCTCTAGCCATACCAGCTGGATCACCCCACACCAATACTTGCATTCCTGGGTACTTTGCGTTGATTTCGGCTACGAGTTGATGGCCAAAGCGCTCTAATCCCATGTCAAAGGTCACAATCTCATCAATAATCTGCCATCTACCATTAGGCAACCTCTGTCCAATAACCGCAGCTGGTGTCAAACCAAAGTCTAGACCGATCTGAATCGGCACAGAGTTGTCTAAAATTGTCTCTCCACTCATGAGGTTATCGTCATATTCTGGCCAAACCGACTTACCCTCTTGGACATAGGTATATTTGCCTTCGGCATAGCATCGGATCCAGTCAATGTTCTTACCCAAGAGCATTTGTTGGTAGTAACCCGGAGGCAGATTGGCTACGTTTTCAGCCTTCTTGTTTAACTGCCACCACTTACCAGCTGAGAATATGCAATCGTTAGCCTCTGGGTTTTCGGGCAGATCGTCTTTGCTAACTTCAATGACACCGCCCGGCTGCTTAAAAAACTTCCAAGCATATGGGCCTGTCATCTTTTCTTTCTCGGCCATCCTAAACCACCAATGGTCATCGTCCATTGGGTTGGTGTCCATCCAAATGCCATGCCAACTCGCACCACCATCTCGCTTGGTAGGGTATCTACCTACTCGGTGTGTAAGGCCATCAATTACAGCCTTGGGCAACTCTCGCGCCTCATTGACCCATGCACCAGTCAACTCTAAGGACAATAGCTTTCTAACGTCTTTTGGTTGGTCAAGCGCTAAGAAGATTACCTCGCAATCAAGACCCGCAGCTCCATCCCTTGCCGGTAGTCGGATGTGGTGGGTAATGGGTGGGGTATAGAGCATTGGCCCAAAGGTATTCTCTGGGAAAAGGTCTTGCCAGGTCTTAATTGTGGTTGTCTTGAGTTCGGGGTAGCTATTGCGTACAATGACAAAACGGGTATATCGGACACCATCGATAGGGGAGGGCTTTTGCTGAATGGCTCTGATAAATATCTCAGCAGCGCAAGCATAGGACTTGCCGGATCCTACTGGCCCCATCATCCCACGCACGAATGCATTGCTTGTTAGAAACTTATAAACCTCTGGTGATTTGGAAAAATCTAAACTAATACCGGTTGATGGTATTTGTTTGCTTGACATCTCTTTTGTTTTAGCCATTGATTTTTAACACTTTTCAGTTAATATAAGCTAACTTTATCATTATAAGGTATGTCATGGTACGAAAAGCGTGTAGTGACGAAGAATTTATTTCTCTTTGGAAACAATATCAGTCCCCAGAAAAACTTAGCCAGGTTATCGGGATTAGCACTCGCAATGTTTTAAAAAGGCGCAGAAAGATAGAACAAGAATACGATATTGTTTTAGATGCTCTGTCACCAACTGGCCAACCTAAGATTTACATTCCTGATGAGCAGATGCAAGCTAACGTCACCATCGACAATGGTGTCATCTTAGTTGGCTCTGATTGCCACTACAACCCAGAGTACATTACGACAGCTCACCGCGGCTTTGTCCAATTTGTAAAGTATCTAAAACCAAAGATTGTGATTCTCAATGGAGATATTGCGGATTTCGCTAGTATCTCAGCGCATCACCGCATTGGCTGGCAGAATGGCCCCACAGTCAAAGAAGAGTTAGATGAAATCCAAAATAGGCTCGGAGACATTGAAAAGGTGAGGCCAGCTGGCTGTAAGTTAATGATTACGATTGGTAACCATGACCTACGATTCTCAGGCAAGCTATCTAATGTTCTCCCACAGTACGAAGGGATTAAGGGCTTTGATATTGCAGACCACACCCCGGATTGGAAATGGTACTGGTCAATCATGGTCAACCAGACTTGCATGATTAAACACCGCTGGCATAACGGAGTTCATGCGGTCTACAACAATACGATGAAGTCAGGCACGAGCTTTGTGTCTGGCCACCTACATTCCCTCAAGGTAACCCCTTGGACAGACTACACCGGCACACGATATGGGGTAGATACTGGAACGATGGCCTGTATTAAGGACAGCCAATTTGCGTATACAGAAAACAACCCAGTCAACTGGAGAGCTGGATACGCAGTATTGACCTATATTAACGGCAAACTCATGCCCCCGGAGCTGGCAGAGGTCATTAACGAGGATGAGGGTCTCATTTATTTTCGCGGCCAATTAATGAAAGTATGATCCAGCTGACATCTACTATTCTCAAAAATATATACACCATGCTTGTGGTGTGTGAACCTTTTGATAAATGGGATATGCCGTTACCAGAAACCATTAAATTTATCGTAGATCACGATCCAGAGACCATGGGAACGTACCTCCACGATGACGGAGCGGACAAATATGAACACGTCATTACGATATCTGCCGCTCGTTGTGGCTTCTTGGAAACAGCGATCCGGACGATGGCCCATGAAATGATCCACGCTAGTCGGTGGAATACATCAACTGCTGCATGGCAAAAGCATGATAAGACTTTCAAGCATCGGGCATTGCTCGTATCCCAGTCTCTGGGCTTTGATCCCCTAGAGCTTTAACCTATAAGTTATTAAAGATAACTTTAATATAACTTTAAGGTAACAAAAATGTTTCCTTAAATGTACATATGGTAACCATTATGTACAAAAAAGCTACTTAGTGGCTAATATATAAAGCCCTACATTACTAAACGCATAGCCGCTATATACGACTGCCATCGGCACATTTCCCTTAAATCCTTGCTCTACAGCTATGTAGCCATAAATCAGACCTGTAACGATAATCAACCAGGCGCTCATTTATTGGCTTTTCTCAGCGCAATATGCTTTTGTAGGATGTGCCAGAACTCTGATTTTATAATCATTTCTCACTCGCTTTCTTTAGTATTGCTTTAGCAAATTCAATCCATCCTTCATTGGAATCAATAAGGTTTACAACTGCATTACCTACTTCAATTATTTCCTCATCACTTAACTCTTTTATTTGTGGTGTTTTTAGCAATTCTTCTTCCAGTTCATCAACATTTTTTGACAACTCCGCTATTCGGTCTGCTTGCTGTTCAATGATGTTTTTGTATTTAACAACTAAATTAAACAATGTATCTTTTGATAGGTCGTTTGAATTCATCTTAGTCTCCCGCCCAGCGCACACCAGAGCGCCCAAGCCTAATGTTGATACTGGATTCCATATCGTTGGCTAGTCTGCACAGCTTTTCGTTATCAGACTCTTCATCGTCTAATGGAATAAAGCCAGCAAAGGGAACTGGCTCAGTATTGGCACAATGGTGGATCTCATCAATGGGCAACCGCTCGCCGCAATGCTCACAACTATTACGCATCGCTTCTTCTCTATCTTCAGTCGTAAACGTAGTCATCACAATCTCCT